TGCTACTGGTTTAATTTTGTTTAACTCAGCCTGAGCTTTGTCGTACATAGACTGGAATTTACGTGCTTCATCTTCTTGCACGTCAGAACTCAAATCCTGTTCGATTTCAGGCTCACTTATATCATTATTTTCAGAAGTTTCAGAACCTTCAAAAGTTTCTTCATACTCTTTCATTAATTCGTCACTCATATTATCTCCTTTTCGATGTGCTGTTTTTTTATTCACCAATATCTTCTGACATCAATGAAGTTATTCCAGCCTGCACCTGTTGTTCTTGTTGACGTTTTACTCTTTCTGTATTTACTTTTTGTTGAGCCTGTGCACCAGTAACCACTTTATTAAGTTCAGATTTAAATTTCTGTACCTCAACACGTTTTCTGTCGTTCATAGACTCTCTTTGGGCAGTTTGTAAATCACCAGATAGAATCTTTATTTGGTCTTGTAATTGAGCGATAATGCCTTGCATTCTTTGTACTTCTCCAGTACGTGCAAGTACACCTTCTTTGTCGAAGATTTCAGTTTTCTTCAACGCTTCTGTTCTATCAATTAGACCTAACTGATATGCTTCTAGATACATTTGATACTCTGCGTGTTTATTATTAGGCATTGTAGAGCCTGATACGACACGAATATCAAACTGACCAGAAGTAATATCGTTTTCAATTTTTACTAATTCTTTTGTTTTATCATCATACAATCTGTTATTGATTGCAAATTGAGTAATGTCATTATTTGGTTGTACTATTCTAAATTTCTTTTCAAAAGAATAATGTCCTTTTGACATTTGATATAATACTTTTCCAAGCTGTTGTAGTGACATTTCAATATCACGCAACTTAGAAGCACCACGACCTTCTCCCATTTGTGCTAATAACATTGTACCTCTTACACTTTGTGGAGCACCTTCTTTAAATCCTTGTAGTAATTCAGGAACACCAAAGTTTAAGTCAATATATCTTTCTATTTGATTAATCAACGCATAGAACTGACTAGTTAATGGTTGTGGAGAAGGAAAATGTGGTTCTCCATAACTTGGGTCATATTCAATTACAGCATTAGGATTAGCCCAATCTTTTTCAAGCTGTGATATGTTTTCTACACTTCCTTGTGGTACTAATAGTTTCAAACCAGCTGAAGTTTGAGCATGAGATAATGCAAGCGAGAATAATTTATTCAACAGTCTTTGCATATCTTTTACTTTATTAACATCTGATTTAGGATATGGTGTATTGGTCCAAATGTTTGGAATAGGGACAATAGGATAAATGTCAGTATCTAAGATTGTCTCATAAAGAAGGACTTGTCCTAAAGATGCTGTAACTTTAATTCTTGTTTGTGGTATTTCTACATACGCATAAGTATTATTTTCAAAGTTTGCTTCATTCTCTGCTAAAAACATTTGAAATGCTTCTGCACTCATAATGGTTTCTGTTCCATTCTTTTGGTCAGCAACACGATAGAAAGGAACTCTTACTTTGTTAAAACGTTCAATAATACGATAACGTTGAGCTATAGTGCTCTCATAATCTTTATCTTCTACTTCTGCAGGAGTAAATACATTGATACTATTTTTATTCTGAGAATCAGGATAATCATTATAGTAGTCAGACATATTGTAGGTTTCAATATTAGGTAGAAACTCTTCTACATCTGGGTATAAGTCTAATAATTGCTCTTTTGTTAAAATAGTAGATAATAAAATATTTGCTGCGTCTTTAAAGTATCTATCTCTAGATGCAGGGTCTACATATACACGGAAAGGATTTAAGTGTGTAAACATTACCTCTCCTCTACCATAATCTGATTCTGGTTCTATATATGCATAAAAATATCCTAATCCAGTAGTAGCATAATCATGTACAGCTTGTTTAAAATGATGTTGACCATCAGAGATGTCATATATATATTCTAATAGTGTTCTCCATACATTGGCTAATTTAGTATCAGAATCTTCTCTAGCAGTTACACTAAACTTAACTGGTCGAGAGGTCATTAATGATTTTAATTTATCTATAGCAGCATAAATTCTGTCGATGGTAAAGTCAGCTTGACCAATCGATTGCAATACTTCTGATTCTTGTGCAGTATAATGATTACCTAAAGTAAAATCAATCGCATCACGAGCTTCAACATCCCAGTCTCTACGTGCATCAGCATAACGCTGAAATATTTCTCTATTCTCTCTTGCTTTAGAATCTTCTTTTATTTGACTCATTATTTAACCTTTGATTTTTTGATATAATTTTTGATTCTACCTTCCTCTTTCATTACTTCTCTAGGTGGTAGATAATCTACTTTGCCAGAATCTCTTTGTGCATTATAAATGCCTCTTCTTTGATTTTCAGATTCTACAGTAAATCTATCCATAAAGTCTCTGGTTTTTTTACTTGTAAAATTGTAAATTCTTCTTGCTAAGCTAGTTGTATCTATTTTCATGCTTTCTCCAAATATGGTTTTAAAAACTCTTTATAAAATTCTTTATTTCTTCCTAGTGGTTTACGTTCTCCCATAGTATTTCTGTAAACACGTTCATATTGTTTAAAACCAGGTCTACCTGGGTCATCTTCCATTGCACCTTCGACATTATTCATCAATAAATATTTTGCAGTAGTAGGGAACTTTTTTAAACTTCCTAAGTTAAAACAGTAATCAGCTAACGCATATTGTAGTCTAGCGTCAACTTTATCCCAACTCATTTCTTTAAACGAACAATAAGCTCTTGCTTTATCAAATGAAACTTTTGCTTCATGCTCTAATGTCTTTTGAACGTCTGCTACCGACATTCCTTTTTCTTCGAGCTCATTCTGCTCTTCTATTGTTTTGATTTTATATCCGTACCCTATTGTTTTCAAACCACCTTCTGGTGAAGGATATGGATAAAATCTATCCCCTACTTTATTCTCGTAGCCCTCTACCCTTTTTAAGTAGTCTATGTACTGTTCTAATGTGTAATCAGATACCATAACCCTTTGTAATTTATTACAAAGAAAACGGCGATTTCTCATATTTTTAATCCAGTCATCCAATTTATTTTTGTACGTGTTTGAGTTTTAAAATCATCAGGTCTTTCATACTCACTATTTTGAATGACGGTACTACGTGGTGGCTTTGCAAAAAAGTCAGCATAATACAATCCATCTAACAAGTCATCATGCTTTCCTTTTGGAAATTCAAATATCTCATCTATCAATGCAGAATGTTCTTTACGAATAAATAGCTTTTTTGTATTTACTATACTTCCTAAAGACATTTCTAATCTATCTTCTTTTTTAATACCGTGAGGTGGTTTAACTCCTTGGTTAATTCCAGGCAGTAATCTTTTTTCTTGTCTAGCCATACGTTCTAGCATATCACGCACCATTTCCTGTGCACCAACGGTTTCAACAGAACATCTACGAATAGGTGAATATTTTTTAGCCATCTTTAATATTTGCTCTGGCATATCGAATGCTGGTATTTTATCATGATAGTAGTCAATAACATAACGATTCTTGTTGGCATCTATACCCATAACCATAATTACCTGATAATCGGACGTATTTGATGCTGTATGAGCCAAATCGACTCCCATGTAGGTGTAGATAGGTATCATCTCTTTTTCGTTCTTTAAATAGGCAAATTGACCGTCTGTGTAAAATTCGTAGTTATGGTAGCGAATATTATCCATTTGGAATGTAGCAGAAGATGAATCTCTTGCGTCATTTAAATACTCTTGAGCAAACTTATCTATCTTTCCTGCTTCAATGTACTCTTGTCGTTTTTGATTTAGCTTTGATAATGGAAATTGTTCTTCCCATGCAGGTTTACCATCTTCTATTGCTCGAATAAAGGTTACATCCCATGGATAACTCTTTTGATGTTTTTGTGAATCTTTCCATCCATCTACAATATTCTGTAAGAATGCATCATAGTGTACAATCGTACCAGATAACCATATCCATCCCTCTTTACCAGGACTTTCTTCTAACGCAGGATAAACTGTAGATACAATCCATTGTTTAATCTCATCTCTACGTACTGCTGTCTTTGTGTTTAGTTCTGATTCAAAGTCATCTAAGATAATACCAGTATAACGTGTATCTACCTCAGCACGACCTCTAAGACGTTGTGAAGTACCTTTTGCAATAATACGATGTCCTTTATTGGTTACTAAGTCTTTTTCTGTCCATCTCTTTCCAGTATCTGAACCACAAAGATTTCCAAAGTAATAACGAATAGCATGGTTATTCTCTAAATGTGAACGAATATACTTGATATGGTCAATAGACTGACCTTGTTCCTCAGCTACCCATGCCATAAACATTGCTTTATCTTCTGGAGTAAAACAGAGTCTATGCATAATTGCTGCTTTCATTAATACTGATTTTCCAAAACCTCTAGGAAGCACATTACAAATACGTGCTCCTGGTTTTGTGCTAATTAATTTTTTACCTAATTCATAATGAAAAGGAGGGGAAGCTGATTTATGTAAAAAATCATTTGGTAAGAAAAGCTTACCAAACAGTATTAAATCCTTCGATGCTTTATGTAACAGCACCTCCTTATCAGAAACACTAAGCTTTTCCATTATTCTGTATAAACTCCTTACTGAATGCAATTAAGTCCATGTCATCATCATAGGTGCATAGACAGTTGCAGTCAACTGTTATATATTTATCCATAGGAATACCAACAATAGTGTTTAACAAGAAGTCATTGTAATTAGGGTTAGACTTCCTAACCTTCACTTTCCTCTGACATATCTGGCAATCCAAGTACTTCACGTTCTTGCGATGCAATTCTTTTGACATCTTTTCCTTCCAATGCAGCTAGTTGTTCAGGACTAAATCCTTTAAACAAAGCTATTGATTCTGTTTTTTGTTCTTTCTTACCTAGTAACCCAGATATTTCCATTAGCATCTTTAGCGACGAAATCTTATCGCTATCTCTTGCTTCTTCATTGTCTACAATCTCTTTAGTCTTCAACAACAAATACTTAGGAGTAATCTCTGTTTCATTCAGTATTTTTTCTATTTCTTTGTCAATCAAGGTTTTTATCCTTTCTGTTTTTAATAACATACTACTTTGCTCTTTGATATACTGTTCTGATTGTGCTTTAGGATAAGCTCGTTTAAACGACTCGATTATCCCTTCGCCTTTGGCAATATACCTAGCAAATAAAAATTCTTGTTTAGAAGGTTCTACACGCTCCTTAAATAGCGTATTGCTATTCTTTCCACTGAAGGTGTATACATTCTCTCTAAGTTCTCCTTCCATTTTAACAGAAGGAGCACAGTTAAACATACCAATCGCTGTGCGTACATATCTTTGGTTGTTGATAGTCCCACGTTCCAACACTTCACAAACCTGCCCATCGTCTGTGACAGTCCATGTTCCAACAGGGGCTTTTCTCCAATCCTCTTGCACGTCTTGAAATGGCATAGCCTGCCTGAGCTCGTTGATATTTTCGTAAACAATGTGCTCCTTACCTTTTACTTTTCTTTTATTCATTACTTTCGATGTACGATATATTCTGGGTCTTTATCACTTAGTCTTATTTCTACCCATCCTTTTGTTTGTGGCTCAAACATAGAATAGCGTGCATATTCAGCATATCCTATAAAAGAACCTCCACGCACAAACCATTGTCTTTTAACTTCTTCACTCTGTTGCATGATTTCGAATGAATCGATTGGTTTAGCGTACAACTGGTGGTTGTGACCCAAATAATACATATCAGCATCTGGGAAAATATTTCGGAGACGTTGTAACTCCATGTCTCCATTCTTAGCTCCACTTTTTCCATGACCACTTGCAAATGTAAAGCGATTATGTTTATGATTTATCACTGTATACCCTGGAAATGGATAATAAGGAACTTCAAGGTCATCACATAGTACACGAATAATATCAATTCCTGCTGCTCTTACAGAACGTAAGGTATCATGATTTCCTCCACGTAAGAAAATACACTTATGAATGATAGGGCGTATCATCTGTACAAATTGTGCATACTGCTCATTGTTATCAAATAACTGGTCACCTTCTGGAATGTGGTAATTAGGTGGAATAAACTCTAACATATCCCCATTTCCAAACCAAAGAGCATTTGGGTCTTCCTTAATCTTTTTAATTGCATCTAAAAATAACAATCTATCAAAAACTTTGCTTCCAACATGTATATCTGTCAAGCAGTGTAGGTTGACTTTAGACTTATTTGTATTGTATTCTAATATTTTACCTGGATTAATCATTTTCTTCTCCGTTTTCTGAGTCATATTGGTCTTGATACAACGTATAACTCAATAATATTATGCTATAATTTATTAAATCCAACATTGTGTCTTCTACTTTTTCTTCACTTATCGCTCTTTCTCCGTTTCTCTTCAATAAATTAGCTATTCTAGCAATTTTATCGGAGATACGAACAAGAATGCCAGTCTGTGTATCACATATTTTTAGTGATTCGACCATTTCAAAGTTTGAAAATGGTTCTTGTACCTGTGCATAATCAACATTTTTGTTATCACACAAGGATTTTGCCTTTTTGACGATTGCATCGTAGTTAGGAATCATACTTTCCTCCTGATTTTTCCCATAAGTAGTTACCAAAGCCCAATCTAAACAAATTATTTGCCATAACTTGTACTTGAGTCTCTGTCATTTCTAGACTTGTACCAAAAGTAATCGCATGAATCACTTCATGGCATAATACTTCTAGTATTTTACTATCTTTCATGTCATGTTCTAGTAAAATCTCACATTTACGCATGGATACTGCACCTAATATCTCTGTATCTTCTGCTCCAAAATCTGTTTTAGCACCAGAAATAAACCGTATTTCATAATCATGACCATTAATATCTAATGATAATGGCTTATTTGTCTTTTTCTTTAGCTTCTGCATTCTTTATCTCCTTTTGTAAGTATTTTTTAAACTTATCTGTGTCTTTTTTCATTTCCATATAAGCATGCAGTGTTCCTTCTAAGGTCATTACCTTTTCATATAAAGTAAAGATTTGTTCTTTATTCTTTACAATGTTATACACTAGGTCTTTCATAGTCGGTTTTTGTTTTTTTCTAATAGCCATGTTCTATTCCTCTTCTATTGGGTTTTGTTTTTGCTCCATAATTAGATTTAGTAGTGATGTAATGTAAGCACTTTTTAATTCATCAAACTTTCCACCATAACTCCAGTCAACTGCTTCAGCAGCTAAAACTAATTCGTCATCTGAAACACAATCCAGTAATCGCTCATCTAATTTCTTGTGCCCTGTTAATGGGTTAGTAAACATATTGCTTTTTTGTGTACTACACCAATAATCATACTGGTCTCTAATTTCCTTTGTAGTTACAGAAACCAATACGGTAAATACTTTATTTTTTTCTTTTTTCATTTTGGTCTTTCTTTTTGGTTTTCTTGAATATTTTGTCCCAACGTTCTTCGTATTCTTTTCTAGTAATACCCATCGGTCTTGGCTTATCACCCTTTCCTGCTCCATTTGGTCCATTAAACATATTTGAACTTATTTAAATAGTTTTGAAAAAGCAAGAAATTTTTTCTAAAATATTTTTTAAAACCTTAAAAAGATTATACTTGACATCGCTAACTTTTCTATTTAAATTCTAGTTGAATAACTATGCAAACTTACTAGCTAGTATAGTTAGTATGTTAGCAGGAACTGTAACTCTAATAATATTAAGACTTCCAGAAACAAACCCTATCTAAAAAAATTGCCCAAGTATTTGCGTGAGTCTTTTTTTTCAATCGCCCCCCCAGTCTTTTTCAAGTTAGGATTTGTAAAACTAGGTTGAAATTTGGTTGTAA